AACAGAAACATTTATACGGGGTAATGTTGAAAAGTCAGCTGCGAATCTACCGGGTATTACAGAGCAGAGATTTAACCAGCTTCAGGAGATTGAAGCTGTACTTAACTATCTTAATATACAACTTCGCAAGATTAGACGAAAGCATTTTCAAAAATACTTGGAAGCTTATGCCCGAGCTCTTACAAGTCGCGACGCGGAGAAATACACAGATGGTGAGGACGAAGTCATTGACTTTGAAACTATCATTAACGAAGTTGCTTTGCTTAGAAACAAATGGCTTGGAATTATGAAAGGTCTAGAAAGTAAAAACTTTATGCTAGGACACGTTGTACGACTAAGAACAGCAGGTATGGAAGATATTGTAGTATGACACCACAAGAACATGCCAGACAATTGTTGGAAGACTGGCATTTATGCCTCAATGCTAAACCAAAAACAAATGCAGTAGATATACAATTAGATAAAGATATATTAAAACCGTGGGTGGCTTATTTAAGAAGAAGTCTAAACTGGGGTACCGACAGTGAATTACAAGAGGTTTGCTATCAATTTGAATCAAGATTAAAAGAATTAAAAGAAAAATTAATAATTGAGGTTTTACAAAATGGTTCAGTTTAACAACAGCATTGAAAGTCATAATCACAGTTTAGACGTCTTAAACTTGCTATATACCTATGATAGTTTTTTAGACAGTTTAGAATCAATAGCAGATTTTGGATGTGGTAATGGTTTAGATGTAAAATGGTGGGCTACACTGCACACTAGAGATGACCCCCCGGAACCAAGAAATTATAAGATTTATGCAGTTGACAAGGATATAAAAAAACTTAATCCCGACATAGTTGTCTTACCAAATGTATTTCCACTCGAAAGAAATATAGATAATTCTGATTATCTGCTGCCTACTCCGGTTGACTTTATTTGGTGCCATGATGTATTTCAATTTATAACAAATCCAATTTATTCATTGAAAGAATGGAATAAATGCATCAATGTGGATGGTATGCTGTTAATATCATTTCCACAAACCAGTTTTACAGAATATAACAGATTAAAAATTAACGGTTATAATAGATGTTACATCAATTATAATTTAACAAGTTTAATTTATATGTTAGCAGTAAATGGATTTGATTGTAAAGATGCTTATTTCTTAAAACAAGAAAATGATCCATGGTTATATGCTGCTGTTTATAAGTCTGAAAATGCTCCAACGGATCCCCAAACAACTTCATGGTATGATTTAGCTGAAAAAAATCTACTGAATGATAGTATGGTAGAATCTCTAAACAATTATGGTTACATTCAACAAGATCTCATTATAACCAATTGGTTAGATAAAGACTTTCATTTTCCTAAAGAATAAAATAGATTTAGATAGTAGCGACTAAACAACGTAAGTATAAATCAGCCTGACGTTGTCTGTATTCAACAATAGCAAGAATAAATTTAGACATTTGGCCATGTCTTTCTGTAATTAAATTGTTGAATTAAATGTTCAACATCGGCGGTTGTTTTAGGGTTTCTACTAGCAATAAATTCTTCAACTTCGGTTTGATATTTCTTAGGGAACAGTTCTTGTATCCGTTCCAAAAGACTTTGAAAACTCATTTTATCTCCTTTTGGGTGTGCAAGTATTTATTGCAGTGCAACATTCGTTAACAAATACTTTTTAACCATAAATATTGCATTATGCGTAATTTAATCAATATCCTAACAGAAGCTGACGCACCTATTAAGAAAGAAATAGTTGCCCAAGTAAAACAAACAGATGATATAAATGTCCTGAATAGAGTTTTGAATGTTTTACGGGCAGGAAATTTAGACGAAAAAATCAGTGCAGTTTTGTCGCAAGATGCTGATGCCGCTAAATTTATAGAAACTGTTGCAGATGTTATATTAAAAATAAATGCCCCAATCGAAAAAAAAGATGCATTTTTAAATCGTTTTCCTAAAGGTATTATTAATACTTCTTTGCTTTTAGATGGCAATTTGCATTCTTACTTAGATATAGTTGACGGTGACGATTTTGCTCGTACCGTATTAGCAACACTAGCAGCTCATAGAACATTGATACCTCAGGGTGTAGGTCCTGGAGAATTGGCTTTAGCAATACTAAGTCCACAAATTAAATGGAGTGGTCGAGTAAAAGGCGGTGGTGATATCATTGTTGGAAAAACAGCAATTGAAGTTAAAACAACATTGGAAAGTGGCGGTCGTTGGGTCAATGCTCGTAAAGCCGATCAGGACATGGCTTCAATCAAAAATGCTATTGTAGATGCTTTTCAACAAATTAATACTACTCCTCCGGTTATCCCGCCAAGATTAAATCCAAATATATGGGTGGACGAAATAAGACCGCGATTGGCATTGGCCCGTAAACCAAATGTTTTAAATCGATGTGTTAGTATTATGGCAAAAGGATTATTTGCCCATGCTAATACCAAAGATTATGAAGCAGCATTACTAAACGGAACTGCGGCTGATATATCAGCAGCTATATTAAAAACAGGATTTGAAAATTACAAAAATTATTCAAATTTTGATGGTATTCTGATGATGAATAACAATTCTGAATCTGTGCAATATTTTACTTCGTTTGAAAGTATGCAAGGTTTAATCAAATCTGATGTTGCTTATATAATGGCTCCGGACTCCGAAGGTATGCCAAAGGTAGATCTAATTGCTATTGCATCAACCGGAGTAGATGTGAAAGCACTAAGAAAAGCAGAACGTGCTGCGGCCAAAGCCTCTGCTCAACCTGCATTTGATCCTGAAAAAACTAGATTACAAGTTACAAGAAAAGGCCGTCAAGCAGAACCCAGAGATAAAGATTCAACCCCTCGACAACGACGCGATAAGTAATCACATGCAAAGACCTACTCTAGAAATCACAACCATGATTGGTTGCCCACTGATGTGTAATTTTTGTCCTCAAGACAACCTAAGAGATGCTTATGGTAAAGATGATCCAAAATACATGTCTTTGGAAACATTCAAAACAGCCATAAGTAAAATTCCTGATAATACCAGAATTGATTTTTCTGGTATGAGTGAGGCATGGGTAAACCCAGCCTGCACTGATATGTTGGAACATGCACTGGTGCAAGGACATAATGTGGCAATCTATACAACATTATATAACTGGGATATTGACACAGCCCAGCGAGTTGAAAAATTGTTATATAGATACAGAGCACAAATTGAGGTATTAAGTATTCATTTTCCGGATGAATACGGAAATATGAAAGGTTGGAAATATAGTGATGAATGGGTAGCAGTATTTCATACAATTACAGCCGCAGTGCAGGATGCAGGTATAAAACTTGAAGCAATGACCATGAGTGATCATGGTAAAATACACAAGGATTTACAGTTTTTAGGCGTACAACTATATAATTGGTTTGGCCATGACAGAGCAGGAAGTTTAAACAAAGAACAAGTAAAAGAACAACCTGTGAATTTCATTGAACGTCATGAAAAACCGGTTAGATGTAGTAAAACTATTAACTACGATCAACATGTATTACTACCAAATGGCGATATTGTTCTATGTTGTATGGATTACGACACAAAACATATATTAGGAAATTTAGTCACTGATTCGTATCAAGATCTTTTTACTGGATCTGGAATGATGACCTTACTAAAAGAAAACATCAAACCATGTTTTAGCTCAAAAAGTTTGTGCAAGAGTTGCACTGATGCTGAATATTATGTATAATACTGTTGTAGGGCCGGAAGCTTAAATGGTATAAGCGTCCGACTCATAATCGGGTGACAGTGAGTTCGAGTCTCACCCGGCCCACCAATCTCTAATAGGTTATATCTTGGCAATTGAAAATTGGTTTTCTGTACCTATTTTATTTTATGATCTAGATCAAAAAGATCTTGATCTGGTTCAGACTGAAATAGACACAGCTATGCCTGACATTCTCAAACAAGATCTTTCAAATCCCTGGGAAGATACTGTTCAAACATCATTTAAATATACCGTTAAACATCCGGATATAATTGAAGAAAGAAACTTGCTTCATTTAAAAAAAATTATTTTTGATCAAGCAGTTGTTTTCTGTGCTGCTTATAATTTGAATTACAAGTTTGTTATTAAAGAATCATGGATTAATATTTGCAATAAGGGCGGATTTCAATTTGAGCATCAACATTTACCATTTCTTTTATCTGGTGTTTATTATTACAGTGCAACAGGAGACGAAGGAGATATACAATTCTCCAGTCCAAATCCGTGGTTAGATAGGAACACTTATCCTTTCGGGCACGATAAAGTTTTTTATAAACCTATAACTGGAAGATTAATTCTTTTTCCGTCGTATCTAAAACATTTGGTCAAAATAAACAATACTGATTCACAAAGAATTTCCTTATCATTCAACATAGAAGTTATAAAATAATAGAACCAATTTTTTTTAAAAATGGAATAAAATGAAAAAAATTTACCTAGCAATGGCTGAATTCGAAGATGGTAATCGGATATTTGAACGTGCATACAATACTTTTGAAGAAGCGGAACTTGCTGCCAAACAAATGGTCGAAGATATACAAACTAACACCGATTGGAAAGTAGCGCCAATTGTTGAAGATATTGAATTGGTTGACAATAAAAATAATTAATTGTATAATTATATAAACATTGCGACTGTGGTGAAACAGGTATACACAGCAGACTTAAAATCTGCCGCTGCAAGGCGTGCCGGTTCGATTCCGGCCAGTCGCACCAACTTTCTGGCGTTCGTTCAATGGACAGGACAGGAGTCTTCTAAACTCTAAATGGGGGTTCGATTCCCTCACGCCGGACCAATTCTATTATATGAACTCAAAACTACAAGAAACTCTAATTATAACTCAGGAAGAATGTGCTGAGGTTATTCAAGAAATATCCAAAATTTTTAGATTTGGAATAGAAAATTTGCACAAATCCGGAATAACTCATAACCAAAAGCTCACACAAGAAATTGGTGATTTGCTTTGTATGATTGATATACTTAAAGATCAGGGCGTAATTTTACAAGAAGAATTAGAAATTGCAAAACAAAATAAAATTAATAAATTAAAAGTTTGGAGTAAAATATATGAAAGTTAATTTACACACTAACGGGTGGACTGTAGTTATAGAAGATTTAGACTTAAAGCAAGCTACCAGCGAACAGGCGCATGAAATTGGTAAACTTTTAGCATCAAATACGGTTGTAGTTATTAGAAATCAAAACCTAAGTGTTCAAGATCAAATTAATTTCTGTTCTAAAATAGGCAAGTTAGAAACTTGGGAAAATAGGGACGTACTAGGACTAGACGGTTATTTGATTAAAGATAGTGATTACAAAGTAATCAGGGTTACTGGAGAACTAGATGAACATGGCAGGCCGGGTTTGTTTGGACACGTGAGCGATTTAGATTGGCACGCCAATAATACCGCTAATCCATGGAGAGATCCAATAGTTTGGTTATACGGAGTAAAAGGCACAGAAGGTAGTAGAACCAGCTGGATCAACAATATCTTAAGTTATGAAGATCTTGATAATGATACCAAAGAGTCTATTAAAGATATTAAAATGATTAATGGGTATAAACAAGGAGCCTACTCTGAAACTAGTTTT